AAAGCCAGCAATAGTTACACAAAAAGAGCCGTTCCCAACGGGTGGGGATTGGCTCTTTTTGTGTATGACAAAATGAAAAGACTAATTTAATTATACCGATAATTAAAAACCTGCAGGCAAAATAGCTTTATTGTGAATATATTACAAAAAGCATATAAATCCATTAAATATTTGTGCATTTAGTTAATAGCGATATACTACAAAAGTAGTATAATAATATCATCAGTTAAAGCAAGAGAGCCAATAAGGAGGGCGAAAAAATGATAATTAAAGACAGCAAACATTCTTTTGAAGTTGTAGAAAAAATTCCACAGGGTTATGAGATATGGAATATCGGAGATAATATGATTGACGGATATATCCCATTAGCTGAGGAGGTGGAAAAATACAAAATTAATCCCAACACATTAAAAGCTATTAAGCTCGATCCTAATGAGTTAACTCTTTTAAGAAAGTCGGCAAATTATGGCGTGGTAGATTTAAAGAGTGCAAAAAGAGCAATCAACCGTAAAGCTCCAAAAACTTATATTGCTATTAGAAAAAAAGAGCTTGCAGAAAAAACAATAACAATTTTTGAAAGATTATCATAATAGATTGACAGCTCCAGAGCCTAAGAGCTCTGGAGACAAATAGGAGGATTAGAAAATGGAGCAGAAGTTATTAGAGGAATTAAATAAAATGGCGGCATTTGTCAAAGAGGATTTTGAGAACAGAGAGGCGCATAGATACGAGCAACGTAGATACGAGCTAGCTAGACTTTTTGGAGCGGTAGAGCTTGCTAACAGAGTTACAGGATTAAATTATACTGTGCAGGGCGACGGCACAGTAATAGAGAATTAGGAGGGATTATGATTAAATTAATTAATACTAAATGGGAAATTGCAGCAGCTGAGGACGTAAAAAAGACTCTGGAAGAAATTAGAGAGCTAGTAAAAGCTCATAAGTGGGAAAATCGCAAAGTATATCCCTACAATTTTCCGATTAACATAGTTAAGTTTTTAGATCAATTTGAGAGCTATGACAATTTTACTTACAGCAGCAAGCAAGTAGCTTTAAGCGAGATTAACGGACTTATAGAACATTGTGTTAATCCGTGGTTAGAGTATGAGGCAAAGCCAAAAGTAAAAGTTAAGACAAAGAGTGGACAAATATTTGAGGTTACTAAAGAAGTCTATGAGGATATAAAAGAGGACTTTGAGCTAGTGGAGGGCGTTTAGCCCTCTTTTAATTTATGCTATAATATATTTAACGTTTCATATCTCGTTATACTTTCATTTTTCTATCTAAAAAGGGCCTCCTGAGGATGCGCGGGACGGCTCTTTTTAGAGCCCTGTTATTAAATTCATAAAATAAACACAATTATTTCAAAGCCTAGATAATTCTAGGCTTTTTTATTATGTCTTTATATATGCGCATATATGCACGCTAAAACATTTAACAAAATCAATGTAATATTGACATAGAGTTTTTATAAAGGGGGTGGGCTTATGAGTAAAATTTGGTGGAAAGCTGCAGGTATTAGAGCTATTAAGACTTTTGCGCAGGCTTTATTAGCAACAATAGGCACAGGCGTTGCGCTCTGGGAGGTTAATTGGAAATATGCCTTTTCGGTTGCAGCAGTTGCCGCTATTTTATCATTACTCACATCTTTAACAGGTCTACCAGAAGTGGACAACGACGAAAATAATATCTAAAAATCAAAGAGGGCGTGAAAATGGGAACAGATTTAACAATTAGCTTGTCTTTGATTTTCTCTAGCATCTCAATGATAGGCGTTATAGTTAATATTTTTATTTCATTCAAACGCGAAAGCGAGTCAGGCAAGCAAAAAGAAATACAGGTAGAAAAACATTTTGCCCAGATTGATGTTAAATTAGAAAACTTTCTAAAAGCAATGTCTGACATAGCAAAAAGCACGGAACATTCAGCAAAGAAAATAGACGATAATTTAAAAGCTATCCTGCAATCAAATGAGCGTATAGGCACATTATTTAGATTGCATGAGGAAAACGAAAAACGCATTGAAAACCTAGAAAAAAGGTTTAACAAGCGCAATTAAACGGGGGGTTTATGAAAATATCGCAAAACGGGTTAGATCTTATAAAAAAATACGAGGGCTGCAGATTAAAGGCTTATAAAGACTCCGTGGGAATTTTAACGATTGGTTATGGGCACACAAAAGGCGTTGAAGCGGGCCAGACAATAACGCAAGCTCAGGCAGATGCGTTTTTAAAACAAGACGTTTCAACTGCAGAAAAGGCGGTTAATAAATACGCTTATATATATAATCAAAATCAGTTTGACGCGCTTGTTTCATTTACTTTTAATTGCGGCTCAGCAAATTTAAAAAAGATAACAAACAACGGCGCCAGAACGTTAGAGCAAATTAGCGCAAGGCTGCCACAATATAACAAGGCGGGCGGCAAAGTTTTAGCAGGTCTTACAAAAAGACGAGCTGAGGAAAAGGCACTTTTTGACGCTCCTGTGTATACGTCTCCAGACGCTGCAGGCGAGGAGGAAATTAACATGAGGACAATAAAAAAAGGCTCAAAAGGCAAGGCGGTTAAAATTTGGCAAACAATTATTAACGCAGATGTGGACGGCTCTTTTGGTCCTAACACAAACGAGCTAACAAAAAAATGGCAATCTAAACACGGCATAGAGCCTAACGGAATAGTTGACAATAAGAGCTGGAAAATAGGACTTGAAAGCGTATGAATATAATCGAAAAGCCAATTAGTGATTTAATCCCATATAACAATAATCCAAGAATTAACGACGAGGCCGTGCCAGCAGTTGCTGCTAGTATTAAAGATTTTGGCTTTAAAGTGCCAATAATAATAGATAAAGATAATGTTATCATAGCAGGCCACACGCGTTTAAAGGCGGCTATTAAATTAGAATTAAAAACCGTTCCCTGCATTGTAGCTGATGATCTAAGCGAGGAGCAAATTAGAGCTTTTAGAATAGCTGACAATAAAGTTTCGGAGCTGGCAACGTGGGATTTAGAAAAATTGGAGCTAGAATTATCACAATTAAATGATTTTCAAATGTTTGACTATGGTTTTAATGAGTCAAATGAAAATACGGTTGATAATCTGGCAGATAATATAGACGAGATAGAGGACGAGCTGCAAGATATACCCAAGGCAAAGTTTGGGGAGATATACAAGCTCGATAATCATTTTTTAATGTGCGGAGACGCAACGAACAAAGAGGACATTGAAAAATTAATAAATAACGCTCATATAGATTTAGCTTTAACAGATCCACCTTATGGCATTGATATTGTAGGGGGGGCAAAATCGGAGGCTCTAAGCCGTTTGGGGGCGGCTCAAAAGCGCGGCACAGTAGGGGGGGGAATATAGTTAAAACCCACACTTATTTAGCTATCAGAGGCGACGATACAACCGAAACGGCTCGAAAAAATTATGAGATTTTAAAAGATATAACAGACAATCAAATTATTTGGGGCGGCAATTATTTTACAGATTTTTTAAAAGTAAGTAAAAATTGGCTTGTATGGGATAAAGAAAACACGGGAAATTTTGCAGACGTTGAGCTTGCGTGGGGCAGTTTTGATAAATCCGCAAAACTATATAGATGGCTTTGGAATGGGCTTTGTAGAAAAGGCGACAGAGCAACAGAGGGATTAACCAGAGTGCATCCAACACAAAAGCCCGTTGGAATGTTAGCCCAGATTCTCAACGATTTTTCTGAGGAAAACCAAAATATAATTGATTGTTTTGGAGGCTCAGGATCTACGCTTATGGCTTGTGAGGTTACAAAACGTAATTGCTATATGATTGAATACGAGCCACATTACATAGACGTTATTATTAACCGGTGGGAAAAATACACGGGTAAAAAGGCGGTGCTTTTAAATGGGGAAAAACAAGAGGGGTAGACCAAACAAATATTTTAGCCATGTTAAGCCAAGATTAGCAGAAATTGAAAAAATGGCCCTAACAATGACGGAAAAACAAATAGCAAAAAGTTTGCACGTTGCTTACTCGTCTTTTAATGAATATAAAAAAAATTATTCAGAATTATCGGAAACACTTAAAAAGGGCAGGGAGTCTCTAGTTATTGAATTAAAAAGCACGCTCATAAGAAAAGCAAAAGGCTTTAACTATGAGGAGCGCAAGACAGTTAAAGAGGACGGCATAGTAACACGCGAGGAGATTTACACAAAAGCGAGCTTGCCAGACGTCGCAGCGCTCAATTTACTACTTAAAAATTACGACAAAGATAATTGGGCAAATGATCCTCAAATGCTCAGGCTAAGAGAGCGCGAGCTGGAAATAAGAGAAAAGCATTATGAGGAGGATAATTGGTAATTGTACACGTTAGAAAATTTTTATCAGTGCAAGCCATGGAGAAAGTTATTAGCGCAATTAAAAATTGATAGGCTAACGCCAGACGGACAAATTATTTGTGAGTATTGTAATAATCCTATCATAAAGGCGTATGACATAATAGGGCATCACAAAATAGAATTAACAGACGATAACGTTAATGATTATACTATCTCACTTAATCCAGAAAATATAGCTTTAGTGCACGCTCGCTGCCATAACTATATACATAACAAGCTAGGCTATAGCAGGAGACAAATTTATTTAGTATATGGATCTCCAATGGCAGGCAAAAGCTCGTTTGTTAAAGAGGTTGCTAACGTGGGAGATTTAATAATAGATATGGATAATCTTTGGCAAGCCGTTAGCGGCTGCGATAGATATATTAAGCCTAATAGGCTAAAGGCGGTTGTATTTAAACTCAGGGACACGCTTTTAGATGCAGTTAGGTACAGGCTAGGCCGGTGGAATAACGCTTATATAATTGGCGGCTATCCATTACTTAGTGAGCGTGAGAGATTAATAAAAGAGCTGGGCGCTCGCGAGATATTTATAGACACGTCAAAAGAGGAATGCCTGCGACGGCTAGAGGTTGATAGCTCAAAAGATAAAGAGGCATGGACTCAATATATTAACGAGTGGTGGCAACGTTTTTCTTTATGCGCTGCAGATGCTGAGACAGATTAGCCCCCTCCCCGAAGCCGGAAAATAGGGCAGGCGGGGCAAC